CGTCCGGAATTTTCTCATCAGCGCAAGGTGTTTTGTCCCAAATATTCTATTTGATTTTTTATGCGGGGCAAATGCCAATATCGCTTAAGTTGTTGGCATTGATTCCCTGAAGCCGGACGATTTCTCCGACATTGGCGAAGCCCGCACCTTTGCAGCAGTGTATGAGGGCGAGGTCTGCTATACGGAAGCGACCGGTTTCCTGCGTAACAATGAGATTTACTGGATGGAATCCCGCCAGCGTCCGATTGCAGCGATGATGGAACACACCGATGCACAGCTTGAAGAAGCAGGCGGACTGATTGAAGGGGCGCTGGACAGGCTGGAAGATCTCGGCATTCCCCGTGGACTGGCTATGGCAGGCGGCAAAAAGCTGCTGGAGGGAATGACCTCGGAACAGGTGGCGGTCTACAGCGAGTATGTGAACGCAAAGTCCTACTATGCCTTCGTGATGAAGTGCCGCAATATGAAGGGGCTGAAAGCTGCAATGGAGGCTGCCATGCCGCTGCTGGAAAAGCAGCCGGACGAGCTGGACAGCAACCCCTTCCTGCTGAATACACCGACCGCAACCTACAACCTGACTGAAGGACTGACAGGCACGAAGGAACATGATCCGGAGGATTACATCACGAAGGTGACGACGGTATCGCCGGACGACGTGGGCGCAGATATATGGCAGGACACCCTTGACCTTATCTTCTGCGGTGACAAAGATCTCGTCGACTATGTGCAGCGCATTGTCGGCATGGCGGTGATCGGCAAGGTGTATATCGAAGCCCTCATCATCGCTTACGGCGAGGGCAGAAACGGTAAGTCTACCTTCTGGAACGCGATCGCCCGTGTGCTAGGCAGCTATGCAGGCAATATGTCTGCGGACGCACTGACGGTCGGCTGCAAGCGCAACGTGAAGCCGGAAATGGCGGAGCTGAAGGGCAAGCGACTCATTATTGCCGCTGAGCTGGAGGAAGGTATGCGCCTGAACACCAGCGTCATCAAGCAGCTCTGTTCGACCGATGCGGTGTATGCGGAGAAGAAATACAAGGTTCCGTTCAGCTTTATCCCCAGCCATACGCTGGTGCTGTATACCAATCACCTGCCGAAGGTGGGTGCCTCTGATGCAGGAACGTGGCGCAGACTTATTGTTATTCCGTTCGGTGCCAAGATCGAGGGCGACAGCGATATCAAGAACTTTGCCGACTATCTTGTTGACCATGCAGGCGGAGCGATCCTGTCGTGGATCATCGAAGGCTCCCGCAAGGTGATCACCGAGGGCTTCAATATCAAGCCGCCGAAGGTGGTGCGTGATGCTGTTGCTGCTTACCGTGAGGACAACGACTGGCTCGGAAAGTTTCTGGACGAGAGCTGTGTCATGGATGAATCGTATCAGGAGAAGTCCGGCGATCTCTACAAGGCTTACCGCAGCTATTGCATCAATATGCATGAGTACACCCGCAGTACGGGAGATTTCTATGCAGCTTTGGAGCAGGCAGGCTATCACAAGCAGAAGACCAAAAACGGCGCAATGGTGTATGGACTTATGCTGAAAAGTGACGATTTTACTGAGGAATTTCCAGATTTTCTGAACTAAGGGTGACGGTGGTGACAGTCTCTACATAAACTTTATATATAGAGTTTTTTTCTAAAAAATCTCCTATATATAACTTACAGAAATGACTGTCACCACCGTCACCAGAAAGGAACAAAAATGAGAAAAAAGACCGTAGAATCGAAGTTTACGAGCGCTGTGACAGCAAAGGGCGGTCTGGCGGTCAAGTTCACGTCTCCCGGATTTAACGGGATGCCCGACCGCTTGGTGATGTTCCCCGGCGGCAGGATTGCCTTTGTGGAGGTCAAAGCCCCCGGCGAGACACCCCGTCCTTTGCAGCGGTCACGATTGAAGCTGTTGCGGCGGCTGGGCTTCAAGGCATTTGTACTGGACGACATAGAACAGATCGGAGGGATTATTGATGCAATACAATCCACATGATTATCAGAAATACGCCATCGACTTCATCGAGACACATCCGCAGGCGGCGGTATTATTGGAATGCGGATTAGGCAAGACGAGCATAACGCTGACGGCGCTGAACGACATGATGTTCGACCGCTTTGAAATCCGGAAGGTGCTAATCATCGCACCGATACGTGTATGCAAGAATAGCTGGGCGGCAGAAATCAGCAAGTGGGATCATCTCAAAGGGCTGACCTACAGTCTGGTTCTCGGCAGCCGCGACCAGCGCCTTGCAGCTCTCCGGCAGAAAGCCGATCTGTATATCATCAACCGTGAGAACGTGCAGTGGCTCATCGAAAGCAGTGGGATGCCGTTTGACTTCGATATGGTGGTGATCGACGAGCTGTCCAGTTTCAAGAACCATCAGTCCAAGCGCTTCAAGGCTTTGCGGAAGGTACGTCCTTTCGTGAAGCGTATCGTCGGGCTGACCGGTACGCCCTGCAGCAACGGTCTCGTGGATTTGTGGGCGCAGTTCCGCCTGCTGGACAAGGGAGAACGCCTCGGCAAGAGAATCGGGCAGTACCGTGATGCGTATTTTACACCTGACTGGAACGGCTTTACCTATTCTCCCAGACCGGGTGCAGAGAAACAGATATACAGCAAGATTGCCGACATCAGCATTTCCATGAAAACCACCGACCACCTGAAGATGCCGGAGCTGGTCATGACCGCTGATACCGTGGAACTGGATGAAGCGACGGCGACGGTCTACAAAGACATGGAACAGGAAATGTGTCTGGATTTCACCCGCGATTCCATAACGGCAGCAAATGTGGGTGTCCTGTGCGGTAAGCTGACACAGCTTGCCAGCGGTTCGGTATATACCGACGGCGGCAGCGTGGTGCGGATACATTCGCACAAGCTGGACGCACTGGAAGATCTGATCGAAGCGCAGAACGGCAAACCGGTGCTGATTGCTTACTGGTACAAGCATGAGCGTGACAGCATCATGGAGCGTTTCGACTGCCGGGAGATCAAGACCGATGCCGACATCGCCAACTGGAACAAGGGCAAAATCCCGGTCGCACTGATTCAGCCTTCTTCCGCAGGTCACGGTCTGAACCTCCAGTCCGGCGGCAGCACCATCATCTGGTACACGATGCCGTGGTCGCTGGAACTGTATCAGCAGACCAACGCCCGTCTCTGGCGACAGGGACAGCAGTCCGAAACGGTCGTCATCCACCACCTCGTGGCGGCGGGTACGATCGACGAGGACATCATGAAGGTTCTGGAAAACAAGGACAAGACACAGGCGGCGATGATGAAAGCCGTGAAAGCGAGGGTACGAGAATGAAAGAATACTGGGAGCAGGCGGAACGACTCCGCCGCCGTATCAATCGTAAGATACACGAAATTTACCTGCTGCGCCAGCAGGCAGAGGGCATGAACGGCAGCGGCATCAATGATATGCCGAGGACGGTATCGCCCGACCACAGCAAAATGGAAGGCACGGTTTTCAAGATCATGGCACTGGAGCAGGACATCAAGGATACACAGCAGGAGTACGATGCCCTGATCGCCAACATGGAACGCTGCATCAAGGCGGTTGACGATGCCGACGACCGTGACCTTCTGACCAAGCGTTATCTGGAGTTCAAGTCGTGGAATACCATCGCCGCCGAGATGTTTATCAGCAAGCGAAAGGCATACTATCTCCACAACAAAGCCCTGAAAAGTTTGCAGTCCGATGCAGTCCAATTCACTTGAAAACACGGGTAATGTGTGCTATAATGTATAATAGAAGAATATGTATAGAGCCGTTGTGGGTATCCGCAGCGGCTTTTGTTATGCCCGAAGGAAGTGTCGACGATGCCGAGGAAGGCACTGAAACCGTGCAAGCACCCCGGCTGTCCGAGACTGACCGATGGTGCGTACTGTGACGAACACAAGCCTCTGCACCCTGGCAGACCGTCCGCCGCCAAGCGTGGCTACGGCAGCAAGTGGCAGCGTGTCAGCAAGGCGCACCTGCGGAAGCATCCGCTGTGCGTGAAGTGTCTGGCGCAGGGCAAGTTCGTGACCGCAACGGTCGTTGACCATATCGTTCCGCGTAGGGTAGGAAAGCAACGCCTTACTGCGTTACCGCAGCAGGTTTTCACGCATCCTCCCTCCAAACCGGACTTACAACTTTCGCTGTATCCGGCTTTCCAGTTGTTTCTAAGGTTATTTTCCACTGTGAATTTTATTATGACATTCTTCACAAACTACAAGAGTTTTTCTATTCATTTTAGACATCATAAGAACCCAATTGGGTATATGCTTGCCTCTTTTTCTGTATTTCTGTTTTATGTCTTTTAATTTTCTTACATGATGAACCGCAATACTTTCATGACTTCCACAAAGTTCGCAAATATCAGCATTAAGTCTTACAATTAACTGTGTAGTTTTGTCATAATAATATCTGTATGAATCGCTGATATTAGTGACAGGTTTTTCCACTTTTTGCAGACTATCATTGAAATATGTCATTATTTGTTCGCCCTGCTTTGTTTTGTATTTTACTCCGACCAGCAGTCTTGTACCCGTTCCTTTTTTCCGTGGAACGTCTATGCCATATTTTCCTATGACTTTTGGCACACTGGATTTTTCTTTTCTTGCTATTGTTTTTACAAGGCTATAATAATGATAATATTTGAACTTGTGCAGCTTTTTACCTACGTCGGTTGCCAGACAATAATAGTTATACAATCCTCTGATTTCAGAGTTGTACTGTTGTATCATATCCAGCACCGGCATATTTGCTCTTGCTGTAAATGCAGCCGGTTTTCCCTTTGCAGAAAATTTACGTATTTTTTCGTTAATTACTGTGCCGGGTACTAACAACTGTATTTTTCCGTTGGCTGTTCTGCGTGTTTCTCCGTTAAGATTTTTTGTGATTTTAGTATCGCACTGCGATTTGACAATTTCATATCCAAGAAATTTAACCCTGCCATCTTTAAGATTAGTTATCAGGGTTTTGTCGGCGTTAAGTTCAAGATTCAGCTTTTCTTTAAGAAAAACTGTTATTTTATCTTTCACATCATAAGCCAGTTCCTTGTTCCCGTCTATAAATATCACAAAATCATCCGCATAACGCACATATTTTAACCTTATGAAATTTTCGTCCATTGGGTCATTGGCAGGAATTTTTCGCATTTCTTTGAGCAGTTGTTTCGCCTTTTCGATATTGCCGTTTTTCCTCGCCGTTATGCGTCTGTTATAAAGTCTCTTGTATTCAGGAGTCGCACGCTTTTTATCGCCTTTATTGACCTCTTTTATCATTTCTTCCATATATTTATCAAATTCATTCAAGTATATATTTGATAAGATAGGACTTATTATCGAACCCTGCGGACATCCCGAATACGAGTTCTTTACTTCGTGAAATTCGTAATATCCAGCTTTAAGAAATCTCCTGATAAGCTCGATAAATCTTCCGTCCTGTATTTTTAATGAAAGAATACCAAGTAATATATCATGGTCGATATTATCGAAACATCCGGTTATATCTCCCTCAATGGCCCAGTGGCTTCCTCTTGCAGTTCTTTTAATCTGCATTAACGCCGTGTGACAGCTTCTGTCAGGTCTGAATCCGTGAGAATTCTCGCTGAATAAAGGCTCATATATTGCCTCAAGAATCTGTCTTACAACTTCCTGTACAAGCTTATCCTCAAAAGACGGAATACCCAAAGGGCGCATTTTTCCGTTTTTCTTTTTACGATATGTTCTTCGTACAGGCTTAGGATGATATTTCTCTGTTTTCAGCCTTGCAATCAAACTTTCTACAGTCCTTTTGCTGAAGCCGTCAATTGTTTTACCGTCTGTTCCGGCAGTCATATTGCCCTCTTTGGCATATATTTTTGAATATGCTTTGAAGTAAAAATCTTTGTTAAAAAGATTTCTGTAAATTCTGTCATATTTGTAATGTTCATCATTTTCGGCTTTTTTCCTTAGTATTGATAATACAATATCAGCTTTCTGCATTTCGCATACCTCCATTTCTCATCAATCAAACAACCTGTTCTCCTTCGCCATGTAAGCGCCATTAACGCTCTCGGACTACTATGAGAACTCCGTTACCTTATCGGATTTTCAGCGTCATCTTTCTTGCCTTGCAGCTTGAAATTTATCACCCAAATGGCATTTCGCATAGCTGTCATACGCTGAGCGTTTGCAGCGTTCCGACTTAGGCAATCTCCGTTTAAACTATATAATACATTTGGTATAACTTAGGCTTCCGTTCGTCCCTTTTACGTACTTCCTGTACGCTGAAACAACATAAGAGAGTATGAAGATCCACGGTACATATCTTCATATACGTCGTTTATAAATACTTTAGCCAGCGTGTATTTATCTCGGGCATCAGAGCAAAGGAACTGGATTTAAAGCAGTTTAGCCTTAGCCATATTATACTTTGGTTTCGCAAAACGCGCTTTACGCTGACTTCTAACGCAATCGCTTTTCCGGCGTGCTATGTTCCCCTTTATCCTTTCAGATTCAGGTTAGCCGGATAACCAATCGGATTTCTCTCTAATCCGATACTCGCTTTCGAGCGATATTATATAGTCCTTACGGACGCACGCCGTGGTGACCATTACCTGATGTGGAGCGACACGAACTGGCAGGCGTTATGCAAACCGTGTCACGACCGGAAAACCGGAAGTGAGGACAGCAGACCGGAATACGCCTACTGAATAATTCCTTTCGCCTAACATATAATAGTTTTTAGGAGAAAATATGCCTAACCACTTGATTTTTCGCCTAAATTCATTTATAATTAGGAGAAAGGAGCGTGAGAGTATGAGAAACTTCGATTACCGTGAACTTACAGGTCGTTCTTGGGACAGTGAGATTATCGGGCTTGTGGCACAGATTCATGAATACAAGGGCAGACAGGAGCTTTATCTGAAGCAGAAGCCCGCAGAGCTTGACCGACTGATTGAGATTGCAAAGGTACAGAGTACAGAAGCGTCCAATGAAATTGAGGGAATCCGCACGACCAATACACGCCTGCTGCAGCTTGTACGGGATAAGACAACACCCCGTAACCGTGATGAGGAAGAAATCATGGGTTACCGTGATGTGCTGAATACGATTCACGAGAACTTCGAGTTTATTCCAATCACGTCCAATTATATCCTGCAGCTCCACCGTGATCTGTATCAGTATTCCCATAAGAGCATTGGCGGAACTTTCAAGAACACCCAGAACTATATCAGCGCAACGGATGCAGAGGGACGAGAGTTTGTTTTATTTACACCGCTTGCCCCGTATGAAACGCCTCCGGCAATTGATGCAATTTGTGAAAGCTATAACCGTATGATTGATACACAGGAGCTTGACGCTTTGCTGCTGATACCCGTGTTCATTCACGACTTTCTCTGCATACACCCGTTCAATGACGGCAACGGCAGAATGAGCCGCCTGCTGACTACCCTGCTGCTGTATCGCTCCGGCTATGTGATCGGCAGGTATATCTCCCTTGAAAGCAAGATTGCCAAGAACAAGAACCTTTACTACGATGCTTTGGAGCAGTGTCAGAAAGGCTGGAACGAGAACACAGAAGATCCCACGCCTTTTATCAAGTATCTGTTGCAGACCATTCTTGCTGCGTACCGTGATTTCGAGGAGCGTGTAGCACTGGTTGATGAAAAGCTGCCCGCAATCGAAACGGTGCGCCGTGCGGTTTACAACAAGATCGGAAAGTTTACCAAGAGTGAGGTCATGGAGCTTTGTCCGACACTCAGCAAGGCTTCCATTGAGAATGCAATCAAGCAGCTTGTGGAACAGGGATTGCTTGTAAGGCACGGAACAGGACGCAGCACATTCTATACCAGAAGTGACGCACAATAAAGATGAGAGCATCTGTCGTGAAAGCGGCAGATGCTTTTTTATGCACTGGTCGGGCGTTATGCAAGCCGTGTCATGATAAGGAAACCGGAAGTGAGAACACAAGACCGGAATATTCATATTGACCGGAGGCAGGGGCTGGGGGCTGCCCGGCGGGGGTATCGAAATCTCTACGGAGCAGCGCTCACAAGACCAGCGCCCCCTCTCACGCACAAAAAGTCCGGTTCAAACACCCGATTAACCCCCTCGAATATTTTACAAGCCGAAATCCGCGTGGTTTCGGCATTTTTATAGGCAGGTGATGATATGGCAAAGGACGGTACAAACCGTGGCGGACGCAGAGTCCGTGCAGGCGACAAGCCGAAGCCCCTCGCCGAGAAAATTGCCGCAGGAGAGGATGCCGACATCATCGAATTCACCCCGACCGCGCTGGAAGGTGCTGACCTTGATGATGCCGCCGATCTCGTTGGTGAGGATATGCCCTCGCCGAGTGAATACCTCTCGGCACGGCAGAAGGACGGCAAGCCCCTCGGCGCTGATGAAATCTACAAGGAAACATGGATATGGCTGAAGAATCGCGGCTGCGAAAAGCTGGTGAACAAGCGACTGCTCGAAAGCTATTCGCTGGCGTTCGCTCGTTTTATTCAGTGCGAGGACGCACTTTCGACCTACGGTCTGCTCGGCAAGCATCCGACGACCGGCGGCGTGGTGGCATCACCGTTCGCATCCCTCAGTCAGTCCTACCAGAAGCAGGCAAACGTCCTCTGGTATGAGATTTTTGATATCGTGAAGCAGAACTGCACAACCAAATTCGACGGCTCTCCGCAGGACGATATGATGGAGCAGCTTCTCCGCAGCAGGAAGTGAGGTACACATGAAAACAACGACAGACTTTCAGCTTGTCAGTACCGACAAGCTCATCCCCTATGTGAATAACGCCCGCACTCACTCGCCGGAGCAGATCAAAAAGCTGCGTTCCTCGCTGCGTGAGTTCGGTTTCGTCAATCCGGTCATCATCGACCGGGAGTACAACGTCATCGCAGGTCACGGTCGCCTGATGGCGGCGAAGGAGGAAGGCATCACGGAAGTACCGTGTGTCTATGTTGACCACCTGACCGACGCACAAAAGAAAGCCTACATCCTTGCCGATAACCGCATGGCAATGGACGCAGGCTGGGACGAGGAACTGCTCGCCGTGGAGATGCAGGAGCTGCAAGACCTCGGCTACGACCTTTCTATGACCGGCTTCGATGAAAAGGAACTGGCTGACTTATTCTCCGACGGCACGGACTCCGATGCGAAGGATGACGATTTCGACCTGACTTCTGCGCTGGAGAAGGCTTCCTTTGTGGAGCGCGGCGACGTGTGGACGGTCGGCAGGCATCGCCTCATGTGCGGTGACGCGACCAGCCCCGAAGATGTGAATACACTTATGGGCGACACGAAAGCGAACCTCATTCTGACCGATCCGCCCTACGGTGTATCTTTCAAGAGCGCCAGCGGTCTGACTATCAGGCGATGGATGACTGT